TCCAAGCCATTCCATTATTTTATCTCTAATTTCTGTGGCTTTCATTCTTACTCCATCCATTAAACTGTCATATTCTCCTAATGCTCCTAAAATGGCTGGGTCTATTCCTATTGGTGCTCCACCACCTCCACCGCTTCCACCTCCACCACTAGTGTCTTGTGGAGTGTTTATAATATTTAATTCATCAAAGCCTTGTAGTTGTTTCTTTAATTCTTTTGCCTTTTTACTTGCTTTTCCTAGATTATCGCCTATTCCACCTGCTGCGTTTTCAGCTATTTGTAATGCCTCTCCTTCTCCTGCTGCTATTGGCTCATAACCTACAAATATAGCAAACATTTTTATAAGTTCTTTTAGAGCCATTACAAAACCATTAATGTATGGTAAAATTGCTCCAATTGTTCCCATAAAAACATTTCCAAGCCATATTCCTAATTCTTGCAATTGATTTTTTAGTATTTTAATCTGGTTAGATGGACTTTCCACTGTCCTCGCCAAATCCTCAAACGCACCAGTATTTTTCATTTGGTCCATTAAAAGCATTATTCTAATTAATCTTTTTTCTGTTTCATTTAATTGTGCATAAGTTCTATCAAGTCCTAATTCTGTTGCTCTTTGATTTACTGCATTTTTTGAAACATCATATCCACTTTCTCTTCTTACAGGCATTATTTGACCAACTAATGCTGCTTGTACTTTGTTTGCTGCTGTATCTTGTGATACATTAAATAATGAACTGTAGTCTAATGACATTTTAGTTAGACTTTCAGAAATTTTTTCAGCTGTTTTTGATGATATATCTCCAAGACCTGCCATTACATTTCTAAAGTTAGATTGATAGTTCATCATGTCTGCTCTTGATGTTCCAAAGGTTTCAGAGATTATATTTTGGAATTTTGATGCTTGTGTTACAGAACTTCCCATTGATACATTAAATTTTTCTATTGTTTCATTAAAATCTATAGCACTTTGTTCAATACTTTTAAATCTATTTAATACACCACGCAAAATGTTGTAATACCATAATAATCTTCCAGTATCAAAACCTTTTTTTAATGATGTAGATGTAGACTTTGCTAGTTTTACAGTACCATCTTCTAGCCTTTTGTAAGTTTCTGTAACTCTATCTAAAGCATTTTTATATTGAACCACATAACTTGTACTACCATTTGGTTTTAATTTTGTTTGCACTGATATAATTTCTCTACCTAATGCTTTCATGTTTTCTATTGTTTGTTGAATACTTTTATTTGCATCATCAGCTTTTGTTTTAAAAGCCATACTCATCTCATGATTTGCCATTTTTTATTTTTTGCCTCCTTTCTTCTTGTTCTTTTTAAACTTCGCCCAGTAATTAACTGTTTCTCTAAATTCAAATTTTTCCTTTTCTCTATAAGTTCCATTTAATTGCTCTATAGGACTTTCAGGATATTTTAGTTTACTATCTTTACCAAAAGAACCAGATATTACTGTGGCAACAGCATCATATACATATAAACCAATAAGCCACGACTTATAGTTTATTTCGTCAAGTACCTGTTCGTGCTTGCATAAATAACTATGTATAAGTCGTGGCTCATCATACCAAAACTGTGTCGGTGTCATTCCGCACATTAATGCTCTAGGTAATAGCTCATTCCAATAGCTATCCTGCATTTCTTCGGTTGTCTTTAAACTGATTTTTTCATTGCTACTTACCTCTTGTTTTCTCAAACTTAATTGGCTTTCACATTGATAAAAACCTGTGATATTTCATTAATTAGTTTTGAAATTAATGTGTCATATCCATAATTTTCAACTTCATAATCTAATATCTTTTCTATTTCTTCGTCATCTTCTATTTTTGTAAATTTCTTTACTATGTCATATATTTCTTCTTCACTAAATTTTTCAGATAGGTTTTGATTAGAATTTTCATTTAAAAATTCTTTTGTTTCTGGACTTAAATTATCCAAGAAGTCAAGGCTTGAAGTAATTTCTCCTTTGTCTTGTAATTCTTTTTGTGCTTCTTGTACTTTTACTTGCATCTCTGCAATTTCTTCCATTACTTTTCTATTTGCTTTTGTTACATCAAATCCTACTTGTATTTTATTTCTATATTTCAAAAAATTATAACTTAATTTGAAATTTACTTCATATTTATATTCTTTATTTCCTAAATTTATTATTTTTTCCATTTTATCAAAAATTCTCCTTTCATAAATGGCTTAATTTTCAATTTTTATTATTTTGGCATGAAATTATATCTCTTGATATTAAAATTGCCTTATTTTTAATCCTCGTAAGAATTACAGCTATTAAGCTGTAACTCTTACTAAAATATGTGTAACTGCATTTGCACAACCTGTTTTTGCAGCTGTTATTGTTACTATTGAACTTCCAGCAGCAACTCCTGTGATTGTTAATTCATTTGTAGAAACAGTTGCTGTTGCTACTCCTGTTGTTGCACTTGTAGCTGTAATTGTAGCATCACTTGGGTCTGTTCCTAGTATAATTGTTTGAGTACCTGTTCCAGAAATATTAACTACATCTGGTACAGCACTTGTAAATATTACACTTTCTTGAATTATATCTGTAACATCATCTATTGGTAGTTCATCAGCTTGTGATACTGTGATAACACCTTTACCACTAATCATTGCTCCTAATGATACTGCATCTTGATAGAAAGATACATAACCTTTAAATTTCCATCCTGTTCCATCTGGATTTACTTGTAAAAATTCAAGTTCTTTATTATAGTCTTGTTTTAATATCATAAAGTTATCTCTATGTGCCATAAAGGTAAATTCTTTTTGTGAACTATCTTTTCTACCAAAGATATAGTTTTTTGTTCTTGAAGTAGTAACTGTTTTTTCTATTGTTTCTGGTGCTGTTCCTGTTGCTGGCATATCACTTACTGGTAACCATAATGAATATTTTGATTGTCCTGCTCTTTTTGCAAATATTGCAGAGCCTATATCACTCATAGCTCTATTATCATCAATTGCTTTTATAATTGGGTCTGACATATTAAATTCCTCCTTTATATTAACCTATTTCTATTTTCAAATATTTTTGCTGTATATCTCATTGTTATTCTATATACATTAGTATCTAAATTTGGTGTTGGTTCGCATAAAGTTCTATCTAGTTGAAAATAATTAGACATTACTTTATCGGTTAAAGCTTTTAGTTCTTCACATATTTGTGCTTTAGATATGGTCTTATTACCTACTGCTTTATCTTCTGCGTAAATATTAACCTCATAGTAAATATTTGATGTAATATCTCTTTTTTGGGCTTTTAAAGTTTGTTCTGTTGGTATATTATTACTTTCTGTAATTACAACCAAAGGAAACTTATTTTCTTGTTGTTTTGCTAGTTTTACAACTCTTGGAGAATAACTACTTCGAGCTTGTAAATAAAGTTTTAAAGTATCATAAATTTTATTTGTTAATGTAACATTCATATTATATTAAACCTTCCTCTCTATAAACTTGCTCTGCTATTTCCATAAAGTGGCTATCTACGAATTGATAAGCTTTATACCAATATTCTTTAGCTTCTTGCCCTTTAGTCCAATGCCAAAGTCCATCAGGTGTTTGGTATTTCCATCCTTTTTCTCCATGTTTGTTTACATCATACTTCCAATTTATTGAACTTGTATCAGGATGGGGCTTATTGTTTCCAATAACTCCTGTTCCAAATTCAACAAATTTTGAATAGAAATTATCTGTATAAACTTCTATGACATCTTTTTGTATTTGAGTTTTATTTATACTAGCAGCTAATTGCCCTGTTTGAATAGGTACATTTTGTTGTGCTACTTCTATAAATTTATCAGCTAATCTATTAAGTATTTTGATTTTAGCTCTTTCAAGCTTCTTTTTGTAATCTTTAAGGATTTTTATTCCTTTTTCCATACCTTCAACACTTAATTCTAAATTATATTTCATTATTTACTTTCCTTTTTATCTAATGGATTTGTTGTTTCTTTTTGTTTAGGCTCACTAGCTTTCTTTTCTTCAACTTTTTTCCATCCTGCTGCTACATAATCAGCAGCTAATCTTTCAGTATCTATGTTTTTAGTAACTCCATCTTTTTCAACTTTAATCATTTATACTCCCCTCCTTATTTTTTAGATTTTATTTCTAGTATTAAATCTGACTTTCCATCAGAATTGTCAAATGTTATAACTGCTTCTTTTCCAGTTGTAATCATTGTTCCTAAATTACCTAACATTAACATTTCTGTATCATTTTGTGGTCTTATAGATAATTTATTCATTGCTAAAAATTTAGTAGTCATTGTTGACCTCCTATTTACTTAATCTTTTAAAGTATATTACTGTTGCTAAATTTTGTGGTCTTACACTATCTACTATAAAGTTTCCTGTACTTCCATAAGTACCTTCTTCTTCATTATCTGGTGTTTGACCATCAAGGTAAGCAATATCTCCTTCTTTTATGTTTGTTTTAAGATTATATGGTACAACCGCCTTAAATATTTCACTTATATTCTCTCCAAACTCTTGAACATCTAAATGACCATTTGCTTGTTGAACATTTATAAAATATTTAACTGGTTTTAAATATGAACTTATTTCATTACCATATTCATCTTCTTCTGGAATGGGATTTTGATGTGCTATATAACAAGGTTTATTCCATCTAGTAAAGATGTTAGCAGTAATTAGTCTAACTGCACTACCGCCATCTGAACCTATTATTAAAGTTTCATTTTTTACTCTACTTTTAGACATATCTTATCCCTTCTTCCTTTATGTATTTTCTTCATTATTTGTACTTTTTTTCTTTATTGTTCCTACGCATGATATAAGCTCGCTCATTAATGTAGATGAAATTAATCCATCTGTTTGTCTACTAAAGCTTAATCCATTTTCTGCATATCTTTTTATACCTGCTGTTCCTAAAGCATTGTATATTTCCTCACAAGCTCTTAATTGCCAATTATTATACTTTATTGGTAATTCTATAGTTGACCAATCTTCAAAAGGGTACAAATTAGCAAGAGCGATATTTTTAGTATCATCTAATAGTCTATTCAATGCACTTTCATATTCTTCTTCACTATCAAATGTATTTGCTATTCTTTCTTTTAATAAATCAATTTGTGCCATATTTATACCCCTCCTTTATTATCCTCTTGTGATTATTCTTGCAAATGGGATTATTCTTTCATTGATGTATGAAGGTGTATCTTCTCCATCATTTGCTATTTCCCAGTTAGAACCTGTTGCTAATTGTGCTTTTGTTGGAGAGATAATATTTGCAGCACCTTTCCAAGAAATATAAGCAGGTGCAAATAATTTTCTTTGTCTTGTATATAATTTATCTATACCACCATTTGTTTCTGCATCTCTTCCTACTTCACTTGGAACTTTAGCTCCAACATCACAGTATTCAAATGCTCCTCTTCCTAATAAGTATGTTACATATTTTTGTGCTTCTACTACATAGTCATCATTTGCAACATCTGCTGGGTAGAAATCTCCTTTTTTAACATCTGTAACTGTTATTTTTCCAGTTCCTGTTCCAACTTGGATAGCTCCTTCATCTGTTGATGTAGCTGTTAAATATCCATTTAATACTGGCATATCATCATCTATAATAACTAATTTGTTATTTACTTGTCCTATTTCAATATTAGATGTGATACCATTTGCATCTGTATATTTTAGGTAATCTAATATTTGTAAGTTCTCTAATGTATTTGCAACTTTAGAGTGCATAAATGCTAAAGAAACATTTTTCTTTTTATCTCCAAATCCTTTTTGAGCTGCATCATTAATTGTTGTAGCTGTAATAGCTGTTGGAACTTCATAAGTATGTTTTTCAACGAATTTAGCTCCTTCTGTATCAGCCATTGCAAATATACCATTTAATATAGCTAATATATCTTCCATATCTACACCTTGATAGTATTCTGCAACTTCACTAGCTACTGGCATATAATCTTCTCCAGATATATCTGTTGAAAAGTCTTTTTCTTCCCAACCTTTCATTCTTCCTACTACTATTTTTGTTTGTGAAAATGTGTTTCTTGATGTTGTAGATAGGTTTGTTGTTCCATCATAATTTAAAACATCTCCATCTACTAATCCTTTGATAGGTTCGATTAATTTGTTTCCACCTACTCCGTCTACTAATCTTCCTTTAAGAGTATTGTTTGTGTTTAATACTCCTGCTTTTAACATTGAATTTTCTTTTAAATTTGGTACTTTCTTTGTATATTTTTGGAATACTGCATCATTCCATGTTTTTTTGTCAAATCTTGGCATTTTAATTTCCTCCTTTTAATTTTTTTACAAAGCTTCAAATTCCGTTGGATGTTCTGATTGAAATTTGTTTTGTTCCTCTAAAGATAAAGATTGGAACTTATCCCATGTCATTACACCATCATCTTTTTTAGAATTTACATTGCTTCCATTTGGTGTAACATCAGTATTTAAGATGTCATCTTTTACCTTTTTTTCTGTTAATTCTTTTACAGAATTAAATTCAGCAACAAACTCATTTGCTAAATCAAGTGTTGCTTGTTCATCATCTTTTACAAACTTACTTACTAAACTATCAGCTCTTTCACTAGAAATTCCAGCACCTACTAATATAGATTTTGCTTTTGCAGAATTTGTTAGTCTTTTATATTCACTAACTTGTGCATTTAACTGGTCTTGTAAAGCTTTTGCTTTCTCTTGTTCAGTCATTTGGCTTTCTTTAATCTTTTGCAATTCTAAATCTGATGCTTTTAATTTCTCGATTTCGCTTTCGTTGTTAGTTAATTTGTCTGTTAATGACTTAATTTCATCATTTTTTGCACTAACTTCATCATGTATTGAAGTTAATAGAGCATTTACTTGCTCATCTGTGGCATTTTCTCCAAGTAATTTTTTTGCTTGTTCTCTGTTCATTTTATTTTCCTCCTTAACGACAGTTTTAACGATAAACTGACAAAACATAGATTAAAATAAATATATTTATTTAGCCTTTCGGCTTGGTTGCGGACAAAGGATTTGAACCAATATCATAAGGGTATGAACCTTATATGTTACCATTACACCAATCCGCCATATAATCAAGGGAAGTTTTACCTTCCCTAATGTTAATAACTACTTTTCTTGTTCTTGCTTTTGTGCAAGATTTTGGTTTTTATTGTTTAATTCTTGTGCTTTTTGTGTGTTATCCACAGGGTTTTCCACATTATTCACATTTTTTTGTTCTAATTCTTTCTTTTGTTCTTCTTGTAATTTGTTCCAAGCTTGTACTACTGCTGTTGGGTCGCCAAATAGATTTACTAATGGTACTGCATACTCTTTTGGTACTCCCATTCCTATTAAGATTTGTAATGCTTCTGATTTTGTTAATAAGTTCTCTGATTTATCAATATTAAACTTAATATCTACATCACTTACTTTTAATGTTTTAATATCACTCTTTTCAGTGCTTTTACAGATTTTTAATATTACTTTTAAGCCTTTCCTATCACATCTTTTTATCATGATTTGGTCTGTTTTAGCTCTTATTCCAGAACTTGTAAATCCTTGTCCTGTCATTTTTGCTCTTCCTGTATCTCCTGATGTTACTGAACCATTATCTGTTGCCATTGGCACACCTAATATTTGATGTAAAGATGTTAAAAGTCTTGTATAGAACACTTGTGTATCACTAGCATTTAATCTTTGTTTTAGTTCATCTACACTTGCTTTTCTATTTTCTGTTGACTTAATCTTTATTGCTCCTAGCTCTTTCATTTCAGCTAATCCATCTTCATCTATATCAGCATTTGTAAATACCATTATGGCATTGACAAATTGGTCTAAATCATCAAAATCATCACTTTCTAATTGGTTTATTCCATCAAATAGGTCCTTACCAATTTCAATTAATGATATTCTATCTCTATTTATGTACCATTCTGTTACTAAATGCTCTTTTAAAGCTATTGGTTTCTCGGCTGTAATTATTGGACTACCTGTCTTATAACTTATTGTATATAGTCTATTTCTTAAATATACAGTATATTCACTATAATAGTTTTGCATTGGTACTTTATTACCCAATTCATCAACTTTATCTAGTGTTTCAACCATTTCTGTTTCAATAACTGAAAATAATTGTTCATTTTCTAGTTTACTTGAATATATTACCTCACAATTATCTCTTTTAACATTGTAAATAGAAAATGGAGCTTCATCTTCTACACTTTCAGCATCTTTTTTATAAAATCTAAAGCCTCTTCCACATACATATACATCTTCCATTATTTCAAGGTCTTTTGCATCTTTATCTTCATACTGCATATATTTATTTAATTTTGCTATCTCATCATTAGAAGTACTAGAAGCCATTGTATATTGTATTGGGTCGCCTACTAGCCAATTCTTCTTAAAATCTACTAAAGCATAGGTCCAGTTTTCAACTTTTTTATTATTTATTTCTGTTCTTGTAAACTTCTTTTTTTCTAAAACATCTTGCATACCTAAATAATAATTCCATAACCTTTTTGTTTCCATTTTATTCATATCATGAATTGACACAATATCAGGCATAAGCCCTAAAATAGTATTTTTTAAGCTTGCTTCATCCATATTTAGTAAATCTTTTTCTGAATATGGGGCATAAATTGTTATTCTTCCATAACTATTATTCATATACACTATCTCCCTTTATAATACTCCTTAATTTTATTATATAGTTAAAATTTTAAAAATGTCAATACTGAACATTAAAAAAATAAAAAAAAACACTATTTAAAATAGTGCCTCTTTAAAAACGGTAAAATATGTGTGAAAAACTACTATACACATTTTATACCATAGTATTTATTTTTTGTCAAGATATTTACTTACAATATCGTTTATTAAATATGCACTTTTAGAGCTTAAATTACATACATCTTCTTCATCAAATTGACTATAATTACAACAACCTATTGACCATATATATGCGTGCATTAATTCATGTCTTAAAGTTAATATTCTTTCATCTTCGCACATATCTTTATTTAGCCATATTCTATGTGTTCCATAGAAAGTTAAGCCAAAACACGCTAGTGCATCTGGATGGTTTTTTTGATATTCTTCTAGCATTTCTTCTTTACTATGTTCAGTAATTTCCCATTTATTATTATTAATTTTTATTTCCATATTTTCCTCCTATACTGGTCTTTTAAATGGTACTGCCTTCATTTCTAGTCCATTTTCTTCTATTATCTGGTCAGCATACATTGCAACAGCGTCTATCATATCATCATGCTTATTTGGATATTCAAACGAATATGTTGTCATTTGCTCTAATGCTTTTCCCATTGGTGTTCCTTGACCATACATTATTTTCTCTGGGAATACAATTCGTCTTAAAACTATGTCTTTATACTTTGCAATTCTCTCTGCTTTTTTAACGGTATTATATTTTTCTATGATTTTTAGGTTATAATACCCCTTTTCTTTGCATTTTTTATATATTATATCTGGCAAGCTAGTATTTGTGTTTGTTTCTACTACTAGTAGTGTTACACTATTTCTTATAATACAATTAACAATATTATCATAGAGTGATGTTATTGCTTTATTGTCAAACACTATGTCAACTAAATGATGGTCCTCGCCTATTTTATTAAATATTGGCATAGCAACATAGTCATTTCCCATTCTTGATGGGTCTAATGCTCCCATACATTCCATTGTTTCCTTTATTGGTAATCTACCATAGGTCCTTAAATTACTCCAATCAAAGTACAAACCTTCTGGAGATGTCGGATTTTGTTGAAAGTTGGTTTCCCATAAATATGTACTCATTGATGCTTTTTCTTTTAAAAGGTCCTCTGTTGTCCTTAATTTAGGGCAAGTGGAAAGACCTGTATCATAGTCTAAAGCTGGCACCTTTATTATTACTTTCTTACCATCCTTACTTATCTTTGTATATTTAAAGTTTGGGTCATCTATAAATTTACTTTCACTCTCCCAAAGTGTTGTTACTCTAGCCAAAAAGTCTGTTGGCGACCATAATGTTCCTGTGATTAGCACCTGTGCTGTCTTATTTTGCACATATCTCTTTCTCCATACTGTTACAAACTTATTATAATACTTCTTATTTTGCTCATCATCTAAAGCATCATCAGCATCTGAATACAAGTCATCTATGTCAATAGAAAGACTTGCTCTTATACCTACAACATTAGCTTTTACAGTCTTTGCATAGTATGTTGATATTAACTTGCAATCCCTTAATTTCCACTCTCCATCTGTTTCCTTTAAGAAAAAGTCCTTATCTTCCTTACTATACTTCAATTTAGGGAATACATTGCCATATCTTTCCATTTTTATTATATCTATTACTGACCTTGACTGACCCTT